TCTTTGATTGTTTTCTTTCTTTTTGGTTTTTCTTGGGATGATTGTGCTCGAATAGTATCATAGTTTGATTTAACTATTTTATCACTAATACCAGGATGATATGCTTTGAATCCTTTATAATCACCTGACTTAGCCAATCCTGTAACTTCTGTGGCAGATGCACTTCTTTCTAACTCATCTCTACTCATTTTTGTAGGATGTTTACCAATGTCTGCTATGGATGTTCTTTTGCCCTCAACTTCATGGACATGAATACCACCAGGAAAATGAAATGGAACTTTGCCGCTCTTGTCGGGTTGACCATTATATTTCTTTGCTATTTCTCTATATTCATTTGCTCTATCTGATCCTGCTACAAGATGTAAAGTATGATATTTTCCAGATAATCTACTCAATGAATCAAAGACATTTGTTGTAGATTCCACAGGATGATCAAACATTGCTTCGGCATGTTGTTTCTTTTGCTCTGGTGTCAAAGGATCAGATGCACCAGTCAGATGAATATGTAAGTTGGCATTTTTATCTCTTGCTATCTCTTTAGCCTTATCAACCATTTTTTTATGACCAAGAGTAGCATATCTTATTTTGCCTATTACTGCAACACCTGATTTCTCAGCACTTTCATTAATAGCACCTTTATTTGGGAATCTTGGATTGTTACCAAGTGCATGTTGAATATCAGAGTGAACTAACTTTGCTGCTGGTCTATTATTAACACGAAGAACAACACCTTCACCACGAGACTTTTTACCATCAATAGAAGTTGATAAGTCAGGATGATTTATACCATTAAGAACATGATCAGTTGCGGATTGTAAGTGATGTCGAATTTGAATTGATCTATTGAAATGTTCTTTATTTGCTTCTACATGTTGAGCCATTGATTCAAATTGATTGCGGGCTTTGGTCTTACCTGCTTCGGATTTGAGTTTACCGGCGGCTTCTTCACCTCTTGATCTCAAATAAGATGCATATCCTTCAACACTTGGTTTTCTTCCACCACGAGCAACACGATTATGGTAGATAGTTAAATGTTCAATGTGTGCGGGAGTAAGATGTTCTGTTGTGTGTTGAGAAATAAGTTTTTCTGCTTGACCTAAATGATGCTCGACTGCTTTCTTATCTTCATCTTTATATTCATGTTCTGATGGATTAAAGTCTTCTCTTGGTACAAATACATTTTTGCTTGATCGAGTAGCACGTTTAGATAATCCATATGCTACACCTTTCTTAATCTCACTGTGAAGGGCAATACCAAGAGGAGCAGAAGATTTAGCATGATATGTAATTCTATTTGGTGTATATTCTGTTTTATCTGATTTAGTAGTTGATTTATCACCAGGTGACCAGAGAATATCACCTTGAACATGATGACCAGGACTAACAATTTCATGACCATGATTTCTTAGATGTTTTAGAGTAGTTGCATAGTCTGGATGTTTACCGAAATGTTTATCAATTTCTTCATCAGAATATGCAACAACACCACGAGCAAGTCGGTGCTTATCTGATACACCGACCCGACCGTCTTTGTCATGGATAATATGAACAGAAGCACCACCATCGTGTTTGAGAGATGCAGTAACATCACTAGGTTTACCTTGTCTTAAATGATGAAAGTCTCGAATCAATCCTACAGATGTTGCTGTATGTTTTGGAGACTCATGTGGTATATCTTTCACATGAGTTAGATGTCCCAAAAGGTCATCATCCATAGAAACTGCTTCGGTAAGGTGCTCTAGAAAAGATTTCATTTTTTTATTTCCATGTGTTCTGTCTGGCTTCTTTATATGCTTTCATTACATTTTGAGAGAATCCATGATCTCTGGCTACAATGTGTTGTTGACCAGTATGCGGATGTGTCCAAACTCCCATGTTATCTCAATAATTATATTTTCTATAAACTCTCTAAGCGAGTAAATCATATTCCCATCTCTGTTCGTTGGATTATATACTCTTTAACCAATCCAGATCGAACTATATCAGTCTTCTCAAACTCAATATAGTCAAATCGATTCATCCGTTTAGTTATATTTATAAAAGACATCAATCCACTTTTATCTTTCTCAGTAGTCAAATCGGACTGTCTAAAGTCACCGCAGAATATCACTTTTGACTTATCACCTAATCGTGTCATAACAGTATCTAATTCACCAAAAGACATATTCTGGAGTTCATCAACAATCACTATGGCATTATTGAAAGTAACACCACGCAAAAATGATGTTGTAGTAAAATGAATCAAATTCCGCATCTTAAGGATATCATAACCATCACCACGACCAAATAGATCGTCACATATCTCTTTATAAGGTTCTTCATATACTCTTGTTTTTTCTTTGATATTACCAGGTAAGAATCCAACATCTCGGCTTGGCACAACACTTCTGACAATAATGATTTTATCATAAATTGGTGATGATTCTAATACTTCTTCTAAAGCCAGATAGAGTGAGATGAATGTTTTGCCTGTGCCTGCAAATCCGTGAAGAATAAGATTTTGTCCTCTGTCATATGCATCAAATGTCCTTTGCTGATTAGAAGTTAGTGGAGATATTTTTCTCATTTCAAAATGATTTTTGACTTGAGCAGTTTGAGTATTCTTATTCTTCTTTTTTGACATATTGTCTCCCTTAAACGCAAAAGAGGCAGTCCGACGAATCGAACTACCTCTTGTTAGTATTTTATTATTCTTATTGTGTCTTATCATACTTCTTTTTTTATGTCCCAACGACCTTTGCCTACGTCTGTATGTGGATTGGCTGCTTTTACCTTTCCTAATACGTATTTAGAAAATTCTGCGGGTGGACGTGTTACTCCAATACCTACTGGATCAACAATGTTCATTTTAGAATATACACGTTCAAGATGTGTGTTCTTTTGTTCAAATGCCTGAATCTCAGACATAGGCATTGTGATATCATAAACTTTACCTGTTTTCTTTTCTTTGAACGTGTATACAGCCATTATCAAACCTTTCTATATGAAATAACACTACTGACAGGAAAATAAGATACTTTGACACGGTTGCTTTGATTACCACCCAATACAGCAACCATAGTCCTATTTCCTTTCTTTACAAATCCCTCAAAGAATCCTACATGATGATTGAATACTACAATATCACCCTTTTGTGGATTTTTGGTAGGACTATTATATTTAGAGAAACTTCTGGCCATATTTGAATTGGTACCAGATAATCCAAGTTGCTTTAGAATACCATTGACAAAAGCCGCACACCAAGGCACTCTCGCTGGATCAATCTTTGTGACTTCTTTGATCGATCCACGGTTCTTTCGTTCATGCATTCCAACATATGATTCGGCTTTAGTAATTACAGATGAATCTGCAAATGCAACATTGCTGGTTGTTCCACACAAAAGCAAAAATGCTCCTGTGAAGAATACAGACTTTACAACTGACATTTTAGATTTCCTTTTACTGTTGACAGATATGCATTCGTAGTTTTACGAATGTTTTTTATTTATGCTGCCGTTAACCATACTGGAGGATTACGTTTAGTCCATTTGTGTAGATGTACTTTGCCTTGTTTATAATAGTTTCTATAACTTGAAAGGGAATCATTCTCAATAAGATATTGTTTATCCATTGCTGGTGTAGGATCAGTGAATTTACCAGGTAGAATATTATTAGGTACTTGATATAATGCAACAGCAACATTGGTGCACTTGTGAACTTTACCATATCGATAGGTATACTCATTCAATAGAGCCATCAGATGATTATGGAGCCATTGATAGTTTTCTACAGACTGTCGGCACCAAACAGAACTTGGATGATTGATATGTGTGGCTTGGTATAGAGTTACTTCACGGCTATCTGGCAATAGATATCGGGTAACAGATCGACCAGTCTTTGTCTTTGCTTTTACTGGATTACCATCAAGGACTCGATGTGCCGTAGATAGAATCTGACAGGTCTCAAGGATCATTTTGACCACATGGGAATCCACCATATATTCTGTTGCTTTGATGGGATTACGGTCAAGATAAAAGATGTTAATTTTAGTCTCCTATAGATCATGATTTATATAAATACTATAGCACACTCAACAAGGATTGTCAAGATGCATCATATGAAGCGATATATGCGAATCGTAGAACATTATAAGATGAATGTTCCTTTAGAAGGGGAATATCATCATATTGTTCCAAAATGCTTAGGCGGAACTGATGAAAAACAAAATATCGTATTATTACCTTATAAAGCACACTTTATCTGTCATTTAATTTTGACTAAAATATATCCCGAAAATAGAAAATTGAAACATGCTCTTTCTATGATGTGTGTTGCAAACAAATTTCAAAATAGATTATTTTCATCATCTCAATATGAGACGGCAAGGAAAAGTAGAAGTGCTGCTTTGAAAGGAATACCAAGAGACGAATCTGTAAAACAAAAATTGAGAAAGCCGAAAGTAGATAGTAGTAATTACAGAAAGCCAAAATCTATATCACACAGAATGAAC